GTGTTGGAATTGGAAGTAAACTTCCTGTAATAACTGTTTGTGTATCCCATACAATTTCAAGTGTTGGTTGATGAATGGTATGCGTTTGTGTTGAGAAAACTTTAATATTTCCCTTATTTGTAGAATCTTGTTCATCTCCGGTAGGAAATCTTAGTGCCAATCCGTAGAAGGTATTTTGTAAAGATTGACTGACGAATGGTCGTAGAATGTTTGTTACGTCAACTCGAATATCTTGTAATGGATATGAAGATAACGTGATACTTTGACTGGTGGACCCCGTTAAGAAATCACCACCTGCACTACTCCACGATACCGCCGATGTGCATCGAGCCCATGAAGCACCATCTTCAACATTTTTGATGTCTTGATAAAAATATCCACTACCCTCATCCCACGAACGAGAAACTTGATAGATAAGAATTTGTTGATTTCTCTTAACTTCAGATGCATTTGCTAGTTTTAAGTTTAAGAAATAACTAGCGGTAGCCGGAACACTTGCGGTAGTTGGTAACTCAAAGTATAATAAACTACGAGCCGAACCTGTTGCATATGCAGTTGAACTGGTTGGCTCTGATAGGTCTATTACTTTACCAATTTCAAGTATTTCATCCAATCCAGCGTTGTTGTTTACATACGCTTGGTAAAGGGTGGTATCCTTACTGGCGGTTAATATAGTTCTCATTGGGTAGCGTTTCCTATAATATCTGTTGTTGGGTACTTCAACTCAAAGATACTTGGGTCGAGACTTGGATAGATAACCCCATTAATTGTTGCTTCATCAATATCATATCGATATGGTTGATATCCTGTACCATCTATATATTCGTATTTGTTGAAAATACGAACGTTTTTTACAGTTTGTACACCATCTACTAAACCAATATTGTACATCAAATCTGCTAGGATAATTGGTTGATTAATATTCCACTTAGCTATATCAAAGAAGTCTTGAACCGCACCAATACTTCTTGCGAGAACATCGTTAACATTATAATTTCTTAGTACTGAGATGTCAAATTGTACCCCGACATTGATAATAAAGGCATCAAGAATGTTAACATCATCTGTCAACATTCTAAATTGTTCGAGATATCGTCCTAAATTTTCTTTGACTACAGTATTAAGTGTTGTTAACTTTCCATTGGTGTCATATCCTAATGTGTATAGATTAATTACATTTGGACGAACTGGATTATCTACATACACGCGGTCACTTTGTGTAGCTAATATTCTATTAATTTGTTCATCTCGAACTGCGAAAGTTTTTGCTATACGTCCAAACTTGGATGGTAATGCGTATGACCGAACGGCGTAATCTTCTACCGTAACTACTCTGTTTTGTGCGTTGAAATACGCTAGTGCATTTTCACGAATTTCTTCTATAGATTCACCGTCACCACCACCTGTTGCGGGTAAATCATTATTGATGGTCATACTTTGTACCACTGAATTAAACGCATTAAGTTCTGCGGAAGTATAATCTGTGGTATCATTTAGTGTCGTTATTTCTGATACTCTTGTAATTGTATTAGATGCCGTATTACTATTTACACCACCACCAACTAAATAAGTTACAGTTAATGTAAGATTCGCTGGTGAGATGCCGTATGCATTACTATTTAAGAAATTAACGTTATTAATCGCTACATTTCCTAACATACTTTCAATAGTGTTACCATATTGAGAGTTTGCTACTTGTCTAGAATCTAATGTGGTATTGAGTTCTGCTTCATTATCCGTTCCTGAACCAAATACTAATTCCATGCGAGAATTTCTGTTTATTCTGGTTACGAATCTACGTGGAACTCTACGTAAACGTAATTTTGATGAAGGTAAGACTCCAGTTTCACCGTTTGAGGTGACATCTAATTCATCCATAATAACATCTTGTGCAAGATAATCTACTTCATACCAAGTATTTCCGTTTGAATCAACAATACTTTCTATACCAATTATATCTTCTTCTGGCATCAATACTGATGTAAATTTTTGTGCACTTCCAAACGTAAATGTAGTAGTTCTTTCTTCTGCTGCTACTAACGGTGCAGGTTTTGTGATAATAAATGTTGATGGATTTCCACCAGAAAATGTGTTAACGATATAATTTTCTGATGTAATGTCAGAGAAATTTACATCTTCAGTTAATCTAAATTGAATAGAGGTTTGACCGACTGAGGAAAAAGTACTACCCTTTGCTACTTTAACTAAATACTTTGGGTCAGGAACATAGACACCATTTTCAAGTACTGCTGGTGCAACCTGATATAGTGTAGCAATTGTTGTCGATGGTGAAACTAATTTTGGTTTGTATCCAAGAAACTGTGCAATTGAAATGACGTTTTCTTGTTGTTCCGCATATTCTAATAAATTTTCCTTGAATTGATTATCAATATAAAATGAAAGGACATCACCAATATATGATGCCATTTCAATAAACATCATACCAGGAGATGTTTCATTAAAATCTGAATATGAGTTTGGATAGTATGCCTTAGCAAATTCTATTAAATTTTGTCTAAAGTCGGTAAAAGTCTTTGAGACATAATTAATTTGCTTAACATTTGGTCTAGGTTGTATAGTTACTGATTGATTACTAGCCATTTACTGCTCCCATTTGAATTCTTCTGATACGACGAGCATTTGCAACTTCTGCGGCGTAGGTATTTATACCTCCAGGAGTTGTTGGTTCTGTTCTGAATGAAACTGTTTCTGCACCCAACGAATTGGTCAATATATTCACTTCATCTTCAACATTACGATTCTGTCTAAACCTATAATTACATTTTATATTAATGATATTTTCATCATCTGTTTTATTAATTTGAAAATCCGTCAATTCTATGAATGGTAACCAACGGTCTACTGCTTCCGCGACCGCTAACCGAGCGTTTTCCAGTGTCTCTTCGGTCAATGGCTCAAATAATATTTTCCACAAGTCACATCCCAAATCAGGTTGTCCAACGCGTTCTCCTTTCTTGGTAAGAATTAGATTCTTAAAGTTAGAACGAACTTGTTGAATTACTGTGGTAGATTGGTCGAACATTCCTGTTTGGCCTAAACGTACTGGTAATGTAATTCCGATAAACTTCTGAGCCATCTAAATCTCCAATTAGGTCAACTTCATTGCTTTCATCAATGCCGAATAATCTTTATTGATTGCTTGTAATGCTGGATTATTTGGGTCTACGCCTTCTGGTGTTGGCATTACTGGTCCAACATTCTTTGATGTGGCCGTAATGGTATCACCCAAACGTTCCAATCCCATCATTTGAGCAAGTTGATTACGAGAAAATTTTGGTTTTGCAGTTGCAGTTTCATTAACTGATTTTGCTTGTGTTTGTTTGATTTCCGCAACGGCTTCACCAAGAATTTCTGGAAGGATTTTCTTAACTGCTTTTTCTACAGATTCTTCAATCTGTTCCTTGACCAGTTCCTTGACGTATGCTCTAAATAGTGCTTTATCCATATTATTACCCTCTACTGGTTATTGAATCGTCCAAGAACCGTGTTTCGTGTTTCTTGGTTTTTTAATGATTGTCTATACTTGAACGGATTTTCTTGTTTTTTAAGTTCTGTGTCTAGTGCCTTAACTGATGCTTTTTGACGTTGTTGTTTTATTCTGTCTATTTTTGTTTCTATGTAATTCTTAATTTGACCGTAAGATGGTATTCTTGGTTTAGGAATTATAGTTGTTGGTATAGACGGAACTATTGGTAACGCAGGTAGACTGTTTAGATATGTTGTTGCTGAACCAAGGGTTCTTGCTCTAACTTGGTCCAAACTTCCAGTTGTAAACAGTCTATCTGGTAAAACCGTGTTTAATATAGCAAATTCTGGTATTTGTGGTGCATCTACTGTTGGTATCTGACCAGTAAATGATTGAAATGATGCTGATATATCACTAGCGTTTACTGGTAATAGATTATTTGGTACTCCGCCAGCAACATTAGGTGAAACTGTAATTGGCGTTATTTCTTCTGTTTCTTCTCTAAACGGATTATTTATCGGTAACAAATTACTAGGTATTGACATAATTATTTGTTATCTTTAGAGGTAAAATTAGTAGTACTATTGAACACCGCCGATTGTGGGTTTCCAGAACCAAGTAATCCTAATAGTCTAGTTAATTCAGTTGTAACCGTTGGGTTAAAGAATGCAGGACCAGTCGATGTTATAACTGTTGCTGTTGCCAATACTTTGATAAAGTCAAACAACCACTTTGCTAGTTCTCCACCCAATACCATCGGTTGTGATGGGTCATTTGGTGACGCACCTATAAATATCTTTTGACCAGATATTATGTAATTTCCGGACGATGTTAAAGAAATATCTTTTCCAATATTTAATGAAATTGACCTCCCACTAAATACCATATCTGCCGGGGTGGTTAACTTTATATCTTTTTCTGCTGTAATCATCACTGATTTTGCAGAATCTATTGTAATTGACTCCACTGCACTTAGATTAATCTCTTTTTTGGCAAACAATGATATTTCATTTAATTTACTGTTTACAATAACTCTATCAGAATTTACAAATATTTGTGCCCCAGTATACTTCGTAGAATCAGATGATTCAGTTGACCGTAGGTGTGAAGTAGAGGTTTTTGTAGCTGGGTCTAATACTATCTTTTCATCTACTACCATCCATATACTACTTTTGTCTTTATTAATATCTTCGTAGGTTAATCCGTATGGTCCCCCAACAACTGTCTCGTTTGTTCCGTCATTATTAATATCAATAGAAGTAACTTTATTTGGACTTTGCCCAACTGTTAATAGTAAATTTGGTTGTGGAGCAGAAGTATTTGGACTACTAAATAGACTAGAACCAAACCGAATAGTGTTTCCGAATCGTCCGTTTATAATCAAATCTCCTTCGTTTGGACGCAGCATACGAACACTAGGGTTTTCACTAAATTCATCACCCAAACTAAACTGTTGTTTCAATCCCCACGGTCTGTATGG